GCTATTAAACGTGAATCCTCTCATTGTCTCAAGCGGCTCAAATCTAATCGTTCTGTCATTTACTAACAGCCCATAATAATGACCTAAGAAGATTCTGAGATTTTCTTGCATGGGTCCAATATAAGGACCAATTTTCTCGGCGACTCCGCCCGGCAAGTGACCAATATCTTTTCCAGTGCAGATTAAAGGCCTTGTTACAATTATGTGATCGAACTGCTTGTTTAAAATCATTTTTGCGGCTAATCCCGCAGCCAAGTAACTTTTGCCAGATCCGGCTGGGCCAGTACAGAACGTAACATCGTAATCGAGAATGCAATTATAATAATCTGCTTGATTTTCCGTTACTGGCTTTATATCAATATTTGGCCTTTCTGAAGATTGAGTTTTTGCCTTGTTTCTGGACTCTTTCGCTGGTCGTCTTCTTGGCATTTTTTTACCCTTCGCATGAGCGACATGTGGAAATGTTTCTTAAACCTTCTTGCACTGGACTAGCACTTCTCTGATAATACAAACTCTTTACACCCATTTCCCATGCTTCGATCATTAATTTACTAACGTCCTTAGCTGGGATGTTTGGGGCAATAGAAAGATTTAGAGACTGAGATTGATCAATATACTTCTGCCGATTAGCAGCCTGAATTATGATATCTCTTTGAGATATTTCTGAAAATGTTTTAAATAGATCCTTTTCATCATCCGAGAGAAAATCTAGATGCTGGACAGATCCACCATTCTCCAGAACGCTATTTCTAACAAGCTCTGTATTCTTTCCTTTCTTATCCAGTAAAGAAAGAAAGGCAGGATTTGATTGTGAGAATCGCCCCTTGGCGTTTTGTTCAAGTCCTATGTTCGCGTTAATTGGCTCTATTGACTGACTTACTTGACCCAAAATGAATGCACTCGACGTTGTCGGTGCGATTGCTAATGTTGTTGCGTTTCGTATGCCATAACCCTGAAGCAAACTGGGAGATCCAAATAGGCCTGCGAGATCGGCAGTTGCCTGATTAGCCCTTGCCTGAAGTTCCTTAAAGATAGCTGTATTCAATAACTTTGCGTGCAATGACTCAAATGGTATTTCTTTCGATTGTAAATAAGAATGCCATCCGAGGACTCCCATCCCCAATGCTCTATGATTTTTTGCAAAATAATTCGCGGCGTCGAGCATTGGAATGTGTTCAGATTTATTTACAAATTCTTCGTTCACTGCGTCAAGAAAGTAGATCATAGTTTCTACAGCGTCAGTTTGTAGAATCTCGTCCCAGTGCAGTAAATTAATTGAGGAAAGGACACAGACAAATGACTCGTCTTCATTTGACGGTAGTGCGATTTCAGAGCAAAGATTTGACGCATGAATTTTTAGGTTTTGTTCTATGTAATGAGCTGGGGCATTATCATTAACATTATCTGAAAACATTATGTACGGATATCCAGACTCATATCTCTTTCGTATAATAGACGACCAGATTTTTCTCTTTACTGAATCGCCCTCGATCAATGACCGCATCCACGCATCTGTAATAGTTACCCCGAAGGACATTTCCTGAATAGTATGTCCTTCAGATCTAATCTGTAAGAAATTTTCAACATCTGAGTGTTCTACGGGCAAGTAAGCTGCAAAAGAACCTCTCCTTGCAGATCCTTGACTCACTACAGACGTGACTCGATCAAATATCTCCATAAATGGCACTGGGCCAAATGACTTCCCGCCAACGCTAATTGGAGATCCGCTGGGCCTAACCTGACCGAAGAATCCAGACGTTCCACCACCCATCTTAGTCATCATTCCTACTTCAGCGGCTTTACGTAGAATGCCCTCTGTTGTATCTGGAATGTAGCTACCAAAGCAGCTTACAGGAAGCCCACGGGAATTACCAAAATTACACCAGACTGGTGTTGATAATGAGTAATATCCAAGAGCCATATATTTTGAGAACTTATCGGCAAATCCATCTATTTTAAGAATCTTCTCAGCGTTTTTAGCTATTTCTAAAATTCTTTCCTCAGCCGTTACTCCTGGCTTAAGATAATCTCGCTTTAAGAAGTTTCTACTATTTTCATTTAGCCAATAAAATGGTTCTTTATTCATATTAAAAAAGCTCGTCTGGATCAAAAGATTGTTGTGGTTTAGAGTATTCTACTGGTCGAGAATGGAAAAAGTCTGTTTTTGTTTTGGCGATTAGTTGCTCGTCGAACCATCTGGTTTTCGCGACAAGATCTCGATCTGGATTGAATATTTTCTTATATCCAATATCTTCTAGTGATGAGTTCATTCTATCTTCAATAAACGCGACCAACAAATCTTTATTAAGATAGTCATCTGAAAACCCATTAAGTATCCACTCAATAATCTGAGATTCATATCTTACGGCGTTCTCGGCCTCCTCAAGTATTTTCGCCTCTAGGACCTCGTCAAATAACTCGGGATACTCAGACCTTATGACGTTAATCAACTTAATTCCAATTAGGGCATGGATGTTCTCTTCTCTTGAAGTGTATTCTATTTGTTTGTTTGTGTCTTTTAGTATGTTATGGAATCTACCAAAATACGCAATCATGTAGAACTGAGAAAAAAGAGCAATATTCTCAACAAACAAAGTAAACAAAATAAGTGAATATATGAACTGCCGCTTGTTGTCTGAGTGAAATTTATGTAGATGTTTTCTTAGATAGTTAACACGACCTTTAATAATGTCGAGTTTAAGGATTTCGTCGAAAGAATCCTCAAGACCTAAAACTTCTAACAATCTTTCGTAGGCGTCTCCGTGGACAACCTCAGTATATGCCATCACGAAACCCATATCAGAAATCGATGGGTGAGGCAAATTTTCTCCCAGCTTAGCCCAAAACTTCTTAACTGCTATTTCTAATTGACCAATTGTAGACAAACCTCGAACTACCATTGTTTTGGTTTGTTCATCCATATTGTTCTTGAAGTCTTGGAGGTCTGTCGCGAAGCTAAACTCTTGAACGGTCCAATGACCATTTTGCATCATTTCTTTGAATGATTGAGTCCAAGGATAGTAATCTGGTTTGCGGCTAATTTGTTCGTTAAATATCATTGCTTCTCCAGTCTTGAAAAGCTATTACGTGTATGTATATGCGACTATAGCAAATTTCACGAATAATTAAACGAGAAATCTGGACAATTCAGCATTTTCAGAGTAATCTCGCTTTCCGTAAAAACAATCTCGGAAAGCTTTCTGGAGAGAAATGGCTTAAAAATTTTCAGCGATTTTTCATAGGTGACAATAGGGTAAGTTTCATCATCAAATGAAACGACGATGGTTTTTCCTGTTACTGAGACAGAAAATCTAATAGGATGCGGCAGCTTAACACTGAATCCATCTTTAGAATACCCATTCGGGCTAAACATATTTTTTATTATATTTAGAGATTCAGTTACGGTCATTTGATACCCATTACAGTTATTTCGTAACTCGCGATTCCAGATGTTGATCCAGACGCGGTAGAAACATTATGGATTTGTAGACGATAGCCTGTGGAGACATTAACTCCATCAAATGGATCATTGTAAATAAATGATGAGTATGGCTTGATTAATAGATTGCCACTACCTGTGTTGAAAAATCCTGTAGCCGCATTTACGCCAGTCGCCCTAACATTTAGGTCAATACCACTACTTGTCGATGTATTGTTGACAACAATTGATTTGATTTTACTAAAGGTGATATTTCCGCTGCCGTTTAGTAGAATAAATGGATAAGAGTTAAAGTTTAGAGAAATTGAAGACCCGCTCGCTATCACACCAGTGGTTTTTACTATGGAATTGACCTGTAAGTTTCCAGTTCCATAGGTATAATCTGACGAATTAGCTGACGTGTCGCTTGACTGTGTCGTCTGTAATCCATTTTGGTCACGAAATGTATACTGTATTTGAGACAGTGCTTTCGCATTTATTGTTGTTGTCATTTTTTCGCCTCAGAGTCCAGCTTCTCGATTACTCTGTAAATATCATCACCATTTGAATACCCCAAAGTCGATAGCGGAATTCTTGTTTTTTTATCTATTATGACAATAGTTGGCAGGGACGTAATTCTTAAACTTTGTATGGCTTTTTTATTGCCCGGACTATCATAGTCATATCGCTCAATTGTTATATTTTTTGCCTCTAACTTAGGAGCTTCTTGTCTGTCCCAAGTTTGACAAGGGCCGCACCAAGTTGCGGTAAATTTTAAAATAGCATACCTATCCGCGATGGTTTCGATAGGTTCAGCAACTGCTGGTTCAGACGGAAGCTCGATACTTTTTTTTTCTGAGCAGCCACAATTTTCTTCAGAACAGCCACAGGGACAAGATCCAGTACCAGAGGCCACTTTGACGCAATCACACGGATCACACGGGCATGGAGTTTTATGTCCGTCTCCATGAGTCAATTGCTTCGTGCCTCCACATTCGCACTTCGTAACTTGGTCTTCTTCCGCTTCTTTTGTCGTCTCATTTACAACAAATGCTACATATCCTTCAGCTTGACGACTATCCAGAACTCTAGCTAATAACTGCTTTTTGGCTTCTGTTGGAATCAAGACAATTATTACAAAAACAATAAGGGGTAAATATTTTTTTATCATATGATTCTCGCATTAAGTTTTTGTGGCTTAAATCCCTTATAGCCCGAGAAAGCCCAGCAATCTCCGCTACGTAAAATATATCGTTCAATATCATCAGCTTCGACCCAAAATGAACCGTCAGGCTGGTTATGTCTTTTAGGGCCTGTAATCCAATTTGGCCCCCAGCTATTTTGCACTAATACAGCAGGCCGTTTAAACGCATCATCACAAGCTAAAATAGACATTTGGTGTTGCCATTTTCCACTGGGCTTGGCAAATCCATCTACGTCACGTTTATTCGTAAAACCTTGACTACTCGCTATCGTAACTGCATATCCATTAGCAATTAAGTCGCGAACCTCGGCGTATGTTTTAACTTGAGAAATTGTCTCAATTTGGTGTTGTTTAATAAACGGCATTAGCTCTTTAGGAGGACCATTTCCGGGAGCACCCCAAGTTTTAGCTCGATTGCCGTCATATTTTGAGAGGTCTATACTTCCATACTTTTGTCTAGCGAGTGCTCCGTATTCATTTAAATATCGAGCAGCCCAAGCTCCCACCGACCCATCACCGCGAATTTGACCTTTGCCAGTAATTACTCTACTACCAGAATAAATGTCTTCAGTCGCGGTTTCAGCGATCCATTCCTCAAAATCTTTGTTGATATAAATGTCAACAGCTTTAATTACGTCTACTGCGTAAGCACAGCCCATTGACACACAATCACCTATGGTTTGATTGCGGATAGGAAATGAGCCAGACACTTTTCTTACAATTTCATAAAGTAGGGTAGTTTTCCCTTTCCCGCTATCTTTAATTTGAGAATGTACGTCCGCAAATACAGGAAAAGGAAGGTCCTCCATGACCTTCTCGACTGATTTTGGTTGATCTACCCAGCCAAATTTATAGTCAGGCATCTTATTTATCCTACCTATCGCTGTTCATATTTTAAGGCAATATAAAGAGAGTGAAAAATGTTTAAGAACCATTCTCTATCCTTATCTGTGTTTAATTCTCTAGGCTCTGTGTAACCTTGAGAAATTAGGTACTTTTCCAAAGCATCCGTGAAATCTGGATTCTTACCACGGTCCCAACCTAGAGAAGATTGGACTCGACCCAAGATAGGATCAAAATCAGAAGTCTTTCCTAGACTCTTAGAGTTCTTTATATACAATGCGGCTCCCGCAATCTGCATATACACAGAATCTTGGTCGTCCTCATCCATCTTGAGGAATTCTTCTTTTACTGCTGATAGTTCGTCGGTTAATACTATCGTATTAGCCTCTTTTTGTTCGGGAGTTTCATCCTTAGTTTGCAAGCATCCAAAGAGACTAAAGCATAGTAATAATACTAATACTTTTCTCATTTTACTTCCTTTTCGTTTGACTTTGTGCTGTGGGGGCCGATACTGTGGTATTAACTGGGCGTGAAGGTAAAACACCCTCAGACATTTTCTTGAAGAAGTTAGCCTGTACTTGCTGAATCAATGTAACACTGTCAGGACAGCCAATATTTCCAGCTCTCTGTAGCAGGTAGCATATTGCCCGATAATCTGCCTGAGTAACATCCTCTTCTTCTTCTGTTTGCCATTTTTCTACGGTCATTTCCTCTGGTTCCTTTCGAGTTCTTTTAAAATTAAATTTTGGTAAAGGTAATTCCGAAATAAGAACAGCCGCCCCGAATAAAATCAGGGCGGCTGATTTAGCTAATGCCGAAGTTGAATCGCCGGTGCTAAACAAAAAGATGGAATACCCAATTGATAAAACGGCGACCAACCTATTAATCATTTTTCATTCCTGATTATTCTTCACCCATTTGATTACCGTGTCAAGTACTACAGAAAATACTGGAACCATCACTGGGCCATAGACACCAAAATCAACATTGCCCAAATTTTGAGCGACGTAAGTTAATGCAGCGGAAGAACCAACTAATGCGGCACCCTTCGCTACTTTGATTATATCATCTACATCGATAGTAAACGAACCAGAACCACTCTTGTTTATTGGCATAAATCACCTCTCTAATCTTTTTTCTATTCTGTCTAACAATTCCGCAATTCTTGCTTGATGATTAACAACTTCCATTAGTGATTTTTGAAAATCTTTTTGCATCTCCATAAATGTTCTTGGAGTGTAAACAAGTGGAGTTCCATCATTATCTGTTCTTACATGAATTTCGTGTATCTCTTTTAGATACGATCTTTCTTCATCTGTAAGAACAGACTTTGTTGGAAATGACTTGGTTACTAAGACTTCGATAACTTTAGCTAGAGCTACGACGACTGCAACTATGGCAGCTAACGACGGAGTACTAAGTACAGATTCTGGCATAACTGACTCCTTAAAATAAAATTACTCAGCCGTTGTCGGGTTTGTAGTCGTCCATCTTCGGATTCAAGGCACCATACATGTACACTAGCTCGCCGGGAACGGCTTTGTATGTCACGTAAAGGGCCTGATCAGAAGCGGAGCCACCAACACCATTGGCGTAAGTAACATTATTTGTAGCTGGTGGAGTTGTCCAGTTAGACCGCTGCTTAGAAATTCCTAAGAATCTAAAGTAGCCAGCTCTCCAAGCGGTTGATGTTTTTGCACCTTTTGATTTGTTAGAAGTGTATCGTCTTGCTCTTGAGGATTCATTTCCATTAATCAAGAGAGCGGTATTCGCGACTCCATTGATGCGAGTAGTATATCCCCGCATAATGAATTGATCTTGCTTATAAGCAAAAGTGCCAGCAGTATAAGCTTTTGCCGCACTATATGTGTGATTAATACCTGATAATTGAGCTACGACGCTCGATCTTACAGCAGTGCCATCCATTGCTGTATTTCTTAAGGTCAAGATTTTAGTAATTGGGTTTCCGAGAGCAGTATTTGTGGCACTTGTGATACCAAGTAAAGTACCGCCAATTCTCTCTGATGGACCCACACCATTTCCAGTTGGTGCAACAATAATACCTGTAGGAAGTAATGCCATTTTTAATCTCCAACACAAATTCAATAGTGCTTTTTCCTAAAACAGTATTCCTTCCTATTAATACTCCTCTATACTTTTTGTGAAATAAATAATCTTCCGTTAGTAAACTCTTTAAGTTGAGATAGGTGTGCTTCATATTCTTCTCGTGTCGAATATTCCGACTCTGAAATAGTATATGAATCACCTTCCGCCGAAATAAAGGCTGCCCAATCTGCTTGATCTTCACTATTACTATCGGAAACGCACAACGCCTTTGCGATATCTACTCGAACATCTCGTATAGAAAATAATTTACCAACACCAATAAAAAATCTATAGCGAGTCATCACCTTAAGAACTTCAACTCCGGGGACCTGCTCCAGTATTTTTATATGATCTGGGGTGTTGTTGTTACCATTTGTCAAATCAAAATTCGTATGACATATCCAACAATCAAACAACTTAGTAGGCAACAAATTATCGTCATCTTTATATTTGCCAATAGGAGTGCTAATGTACTTAGGTTGATATATGCCGTCTAAGCTACTAGAAAATAACAATTCTCCTTCTTCAACTTCGCCATCATCAAAAGAATCATCTTCAACTTCTTGATCTTTTTTCTCTTCGAAATCTTCTGGAGGAATGTCGTTCCATTTTTCCCAAACTATTTTCTTCATTAATATTCTCCCGAAGAGTATTTACTCGGCCTAACGATTAATTCATCTGAATTATTTCCGCCATTAATCACAAAATCTATCTTATCTCTAAATTCGCTATAGAGCTGTTGATAGTTGTTAGCTAGAAATTTATCGAGAGATTTCGCGATTGATAATTGAAAATTTTCACTTAAGATGAAATCTAATAACTTACGAGCTTGATCTTCGTCAGAGCAGCTCATTATTCTATTAATCCCATCCTCTTCCGAAAGTAGCGTGAGATAAGCTTGTTTTTCTGACATATTATACTTGTAGTGTTAAAAAGTTTTCCATTCCCATCTGGGCAATCATTTTGAGGTACGACTCATATAAGCGTATACCATCTTCGCTGCCTTGTAAAAGGGGAATCATGATATTTGCTGTAATTTCGTCGCCATTTCCTCTAGCAGCTAGTATAGTCAACTTTTCGACTGCCGCAGCCTCTCTGACTGAGGCAAGATTGTAATTGATTATTCCTAGCATGTCGTGTCTAGGCCAAGTTTCAGTCGATAGGGGAGGAGATACAGCAGGAATATCGTAAAATTCAAGTCTACGTATATTAGCTTGAGCGTGCTGATGTTCCTGCTCAGCATCTTCCTTTAAGACAGCGGCTAATTTTTTGTAGCCCCACCTTTCTAAATGCTCAGATTGCTCTGTTAAATCATGCGTCTGCTTCCAATGAATAGACAACGACTTTTTCAGTAAAGAAAAAACTTGGCTTTCTTTATTTTCTGCTAGGGTAGATTCTCCAACCGAATTAGAAGAATAGACATAATAGTCTTCTTTCTTTTTATCATCCGCTGGGTTTAATAGTTCGTCGATATTAATACTCATGATTTATCCTTTCACTGGAGAACTTGCTCTCCATTGGTAGCATGACCAATATCTGGCTTTCCACTTCGGGCCGGGATTCGCACAATTGTGTCGTGCTCGGAAGCCTTTCCGCCTCTCTGGGTCATCTCTCTTGATTTCCATATTTGGGTCGCCAAAATTGACTTTTACCACATTCCCTTTATCATTTCTTACGTAAACTGAAAACTTCTTTGGGCCATTTGGAGTTCTGAAAGGCTTATTTAGCTTCACCTTGCTCTTATTTTCAGCAGATTGTGCTTTTTTATAAGCGTCTGGGTCTGGCCTATCTTTTTCTCCGGGTCCGGCTGGTCGATAATTATCCCCAAGCCTTTCCTTCTTTTTCCTGATATTTTCCCAAAGTCCGGGCTTATCTTTTGCAAGATCATATTCTTCTTCGTCTTCGTCTTCGTCTTCTTTGTCGCATTCACACTCACATTCGGAAGCGAATGCTAGATAGTCACTTTCCTCTGGAACATAGAAATTGTCTTCATTAAGATCTTCCTCAAATCCATATTCTGATTCATTATACGTCACATCGATTTCTTCAATCAATGATGCTCCTGCGGACCTTCGACAGACTGCGTATCTTTGACCACGGTCTGGATATTCCTTATTCATTACTGAATCACCCATGCATCTTGCAATAAAATCTTGATTTGATTCGTCTTTTTCTGGTTTAGGAATTGGCATATTTACCTCAGGCTACTTCTAGTAAGTTTTCATATAAAATTTTAGAGCATTTGCCCCATGTGAAATTTTTAGCAGTCTCAATACCGGCAGTATTGACAGAGAGATTCCCATTCATTCGTTCTCTGTGTACTGACCTCATATGTTCGACGAGTTGTTCGTGCTCGTCACTTCCAAACTTTCTCCAATACGAGCTTCCGTTGAAAAACTTTCCGTCTTCAGCTTTTTCAAATCCGCTGCTCATTTTGATCAGTCTTGAATTTTTATCACTTGCGTATTCTGAGTGGGCGGTGCAGTCGGTAATGATCAGATGTTTACCAATAGCTAATGATTCTAAGGCCTCTAAATTCCACCCTTCAGCCCTCGCAGGAAATACAGCACAGTGAATTTGTGACATTATTTTATACACCAACGACTGTGATGGCTGCCTTGGTAGTATTTTTACTCTACTGTCGTTACCAGAGTAAAGATTTTCCCAATATTTACTCTCGCTATCTGTAAGAAAACGATTAGATGGAACCATTATTAAATAAACTTCACCATTATCTTTTTTGCCAAAAGCGTCGCAAAAAGCTTTATACAATACGTCGTGACCTTTGCGGACTTCCCATTTTCCAAAATTTCCAAAAATAGTATGTTCAGATCTAGGCATCTTACATGGAATAAAAATATCTTCATTGAATCCAAGTGGAACTACGAAAATATTATCCTCACTGGAAATATTATTTGCCAATAGTCTTTCTTTAGCCCATTTACTAGCAACAAATAAAAAATCGGGATATCTCAAAGAATGAGACTCCCGATCATTGAATGTTTCAAGCTCAAATATTGGAAAACCAACCTTTTTGCCATTGCCGGTAAAACCAGTCATGTCGTGTTGATGCCAAATTTTTAGAGAAGTGGCGTCGTGATGGAACCTGAAGTCTCCCAGTATTTTACCTAGATAAGGAGATAGGTCTTCATCTATTTCATGCTCTGAAAACATTGGTACGTGCTTAACGTCACAGCCTAGTTCTAAAAGCCCCTTCATAAAATAGGAAGAAACATATCCGTATGAAGTGGTATTAACTGGGCATGTGACATTAATTTTCATAGCAATTTATCAACCTTTAGGTCATGTGTTTTGGTGGAGGAGTCCATGAATCCTCAGTTGAGTTTGATTTTATCTCAATTATCTCGCTTTCAAGCTTTTTAATCTCGGAATTGAGTTTTCTTAATCGCTCTCGCTTCTTGCGAACTTTTTCCCGAGATTTTCGCTCTCTTTCTTTTCTCTTGGCTTGCTGTCTTTTTGACTTAGACATCAGAACCCAACCGAATCACTAGCGGTATTAGGGGAAGTATCTGTTCTCCGCTCTTGTTTTGAGAAAATAACGGCGTTAATAACAACGTCCTTTGTTACCACACCTTCCTTATTGGTGTACTCGTCATTCTCAAGATATCCCTTAACTAGGACTCGATCACCCTTCTTCATTACAGCGGCGTCTCGTCCAGAGTTGCCGAAACATTTTACATTAATGTAAAGAGTTCGTTCCACTTCTCCGATCTTTCGATTAACAGCAACTCGACAGTTAGCACCAGGACCATTCTTAGTATCGAATGTTCGAGGGTCCGCGACTAAATTACCAAGCAAAAAAATCTCATTCATAACATTTCCCTTAATCAAACAGGATACAACATATCAAAATCGTCATCACTATCATCACAAATAAGAGCAATCAATAATATCAAAACTAGGATAATTATCATTGCTGGTACCGAAGAATAGAATTCAATCGTCCTCGGACCACCTGAGCATTTCCTCGATTTGTATTATCGCTTACGATACACGCAGAAACAAACGAGCTTGGAAGTGACAGCCGAGAAGCTGCTCTTTTTATGTCTCTTAGAGAGTTCGAATAACGAGGCCCATGAGGAGTACAAGCTCTCGCCACAGCCACAATTGGACTAACCAACTCGCCCCCTTTTGACCTTCCGCAAATTCTACCATTGATTACAGACCATTTGTAATTATCTTTAACAGCAGCCAACATTTCGTAAAACGTCATAGTTACTTCCACAGCCATAGTTACTTCCTCCAAAAAAAACAATTTAAATACGCATACTGATATATTAGCAGATAATACTGAAATATTCAACTCTCCTCTTTGTTTTTTTTAAAATTTCCAACTACGATAGAGGTGCTGTTTCCATTTTCAGCTTACATAGTCGAAAAGACAGGTAAAATGGATGCTTTGATTGGCGTAGGCGAAATACTGAGTAAAGAACCTCCAACTGTTTTGAATCCACTGGTCGCGAGCAGTCGCGTAATTTCAAAACCACCCAATCAAAAAAAAAAAAAAAATGTATTCTCCTTTTACTGAATTGTAATAGCGTTGATAATTATGAAGGGGAAGTGATAGATAAATATTGCGAAAAATTCACAAACATCGTTCATTACCGGCACGGAACTCCAACTGAAGACGGTAAAAATAGGGCGTCGTTAAGTGTATACGGCGCATGGAATTTTATGATACAAAAAGTTACAACTCCGTATTTGATGAACGCAAATACGGACGATAGATTTGTTACTGTTGATTTTCTTGAAAGTGCGATTAAGCACCTTGATGACAATCAAGATATAGATTTAATCTATGGTCCTAATATTGTTATCGATTCTTTCGAGACTCTAAAGGGATTTGATCAAGACGATAGCTCACTTTGGAGAACGCCTCTAACGCTCTGGCCTTCGGCTCAATATAGCCCTCAGACCATGCTTTCAATGAATCTTCCTCATTGTCGTCCAGTATGGCGTGCTAGCCTCCACAATCGATTTGGTTTGTTCGACGAGATATATCAGTCAGCCGCAGATTGGGATTTTTGGATACGTTGTGCTTTTGGTCACACTGATTCTGGTTGTGTTTCTCCAGCTAAAATGGAAGCATTTACCAATATTATTGGGCTATACTATAATAACCCAACCGGCGTGTCAACAGCGTTTGAAAACATGCCTAGAAATCTAGCAGAAGTAAACGCCGTAGCGAAAAAATGGAAAGGTATTTATCAATGAAAAAAGTTATTTCGTTTTGTCTTTATGGTAACAAGCTAAAATATTTATTTGGAGCAGTAAAAAATTCATACTTGGCTAAGTATGTTTATACTGGCTGGGAGTGCTGGTTTTATGTATCTGATTGTGTTCCTCAGCCGATTATTGATATGATTAGGTACAATGGTGGGAAAATCATCGAGTGTGGTCCAGCAACAGCTACTTCGATGTTCTGGCGATTTAGGCCATTATTCGAAGAGGATGTTGAAATCTTCATTAGTCGAGATACTGATTCTCGATTAAATACGCGAGAAAGATATTGCGTAAATGAATGGGAGAGCTGGTCTAAGAAACATTTTCATACTATGCATGATCACTTATATCATCAGTGTTCTCCTATTCTTGGTGGTATGTGGGGCTGTAAAGTAGCTGAACTATCTCGGACTAACTTTATTGATCCAGCCAAAGAATTAATGGAAAACAAAATACGCGAGTTTGAGGGCCGTTCTGAGGTTGGTATTTATAACCTAGACCAAGCGTTTTTGTGCGATTTATTTCAGGACGCAGTTTCTCAAGGTTATTCAGTTCTAGATCATTCGAGCCAAGATTTTGTCTGGGGACATTTTGACCATAATGATATCTCTGAGTATCTTAGTAGGTCTCAGGATGAGTATATCGGAGCACCATACGATGAGAACGAAAATCTGGAAATCCCTTATGTAGGAAGATCTAATTGAATTTTTTTAATATTGATTTGCATATTTCTGTTATTGAGGATATTTCCACAATTTTCAGAGACTTGGGCCACGAAGTCACGTCGTGGAATATGTCTGGACATAATTGGGTCTTTGGAAGACAACCCAAAATAATACCAGAATTAATGAACTGGAGAAATTTCGACCAGAAAATGTGTGATCAGTTTTACGAGAAATACAAGAAGGAGCTTAGCGGGTATGATGGATTTATTGCCTGCTATCCTCCTTCTTTCTCTTTACTGTTTGAGAAGTTCCAGAAGCCTATCTACGTCGTTGCTGCGACAAGGTATGACTATCCTATTTCCCGTTCTTCTGAGGGCTTTGCGTGGCTTAACGACAAGCTTGGATCAATGATTACTTCTGGACAGGTAATCCCAATAGCCAATAATAGATTTGATGCTTTTTATTGCGAGTATTATCTGGGTAAAAAATTTACTCATATTCCGAGCCTCTGCGAGTATACAAAATGCAAATACACTGGCCGTAATGGCAGGTTTTGCGTATACGAGGCACGTCGAGGGACTCATACTTGGAGCGATCTTTACGATCATTTAGCGATCATCCACGCTCCATACAACGTCTCAACAATGTCTATCTTTGAGCATTACACAGCCAATGTCCCTATGCTCTTTCCAAGCAAAACTGACAGAAGGCCAATGTCTCAGTTGTTTTTCGACGAACATCAGACGAACTTTGACCTCCTAAATCATGCATGGGAGCTAGCGGATTTTTACGACGAAGAGTGGATGCCACATCTTCTATATTACGGTATAGATACAGAAATACGAGATCTCAAGGCTGATTTCCCTGAGATCTCGGAAAGTGTGAGAAGATTCAATGTTTTGCGAAAACAGAGAATTTATGAACTATGGAGTCGGCTTATCTATTGATTTTTCGATTGCTGCAATAGTGTGTTCAAATGGATTTTCTGGGATGGCTTTTACAAGCTCCAACATTTGAGTCGCGATTTCTCTAATTTCCACTTGTGCAGATTTGCTCGTTCTCAATTTTAGAAAGTTAGCAAACGATCTCATGTTAAACATAACGTCGGCTTGAATTTGAGAGTTATACGTTTTGAAAAAACGGGCTGATTCTTTTGCTCGTTTACGCCCTAGCACTGGCTCAAGATCTGATAGGCATTTATGGTATAATAAATTACCTAGCTGTGTATATTCAGATAGGGCGTCATGCCATGATTTTTGACCTCGATTAATTCCAAACCAATTGAGAATCTTATCATACCATTTTTTATGATGGATTCCAAATTGACCACAATCGATTCTGTAATCAACAGAACAGTCGATTCCCATCCAGTCTTCCGGCAAGTAATATTTATCTTCTTTCAACTCCTTATATCGAGCTGACTCGGCGTTAATTGATGCTATCCGATGCTTCAATAGATGGATATGTGAAGCAATGTCGCAGTTCACGAGAAACTGGACTATGCCCTTCTCGAAGGGGGTTTCGTGACCATCGCTCCATAGTTGATGGACAAGCTGTGGTATTCTAGCTTTTTTTTCTGCAGTCAGGTTTCTCGATGTGCTCGTCCATGCGGAGCAGGCAATAACTTCGTCCCCACCATACCATCCTATTAGTTCGACTGTATTTTCCATTTAATCTCCTGTGTATAAAATTAGGTCAAGGTAGTGGTTTTTTGATTTGAAGTATAATCCTTCATTTGTCCAAGTCTCAACTCCATCAGTCCATGGGTATTGAATATCACGATCATCGTGATATATTCTGAATTCCTTATTATTTCGTGATCTCCATAATCCGGTTCTTAGTTTAGTGTCTAACAGAGGAAATACTTCGCCAAGAAACTTTACAAGATCATGCGGATGCAATCCTGAGTCACGATAACGCCCATCTCTTCGCAATACTAGACCATCGCCGCCCGTCCAACAACGATCTGAATCTAGACAGTCTAAAAATTGCTGCGGATTGAAAAAATCAACGTATTTGCGGATATGTACTTTTCTCATTCCGCGAGTGAGCCACAGACCCTCGCGAATTTGGATTTTTTCTGGTGTCGTTTTTTCTTCAGTATTAGTAAATGGCTCCCATTTCCATCCCAGTCCTGACCGCTCAACTAAATCATGTACTCTTTTGTACGGTCTCAGAGTAGATTCCTCTACATGATATTGATAGCGGTCAGTGTGGTAAAAGCACCAACCTTCTTGTTTTTGACATGGCTCTACATACCAAATAAGTCTTCCGCTTATTTCAGATCCAAGCCAATACCATCCTGTAACCATCTGGTTTTTAGGATAATAAACTCCATCTGGATTGACTTCTTTCCAGCTACGCCCTTGAATCTGTGTCGCAACAGCCTCCGATGACATTATTGGTTTAGTGAGGTTTGCTATAGCCTGTTTTACATTTGCACTTATCAACAGATTACACACTTCTTCTAGTTCTTTAATCTCTTTCTGATCGGATTCAATTCTGTCTAAATAGACTCGGTTGGCCTCAGATAGTTCCTTATTTTCGTTAGCGATGTCATTAATCCGACGTTTTAGTTTTTCTGCTTCCGACATAAATAATTCCTTTAGCTTCTATTGCTTGAAGTGATTTGATCAATGATTTTAGATACAATCCACTTAATAATAGCATTCAGTAAAAAGGAGAAGAGGATTGTGTTTAGAAATCCTGCGGGTTTTTCCTTTGCCGCAGCTTTTCTCATAACGTCTGAGAGTTCTTTTTTAAATCGCTTATCATTAGCGAATCGTAAAGATTCTATCCAACTAGAGTTTTGTCTAATTGGGAGATTATTAGTGTAATCAGCACCAGCAGAAAGGGCAATTTCAAATACGCGATCTCTTAGAGATTCGCTAAATCCAGAAGCGACAAAGCCATCGGACTCTGTTCCATAAAACTCGGACTGAATTGCCTGTGTATTAATCATCATAACGCTCCATTTTGGAAAGTGGGACAATATAGTTTTCTGGGAAATTTTGAATTTGGCCGTACTTTTTTTTGATTTTATTTTTATCAAATTCTTCTCGGCTAATTGTGCCTAGTAATTTTATACTCCGGTGCATATCGTAATGCATTAGTACATAAGTGTGTGGCTTTTTTATTTCCCACTCTTTAACCATAATTTTTAACTCAGGCTCTGATTTACCAGAGTATGTAATAGTCTTAACCTCTATGCCATCAAAATCGTATCCTCCGTCTCTGATAGCGTAAAGGTTAAGATCCATTTTTTGTCCGCTCAGTTTTGACCAAGCATATTCACCTAGAGCCCCAGTAATATGAGGGAAATAGACTCCGAAAGTTTTATCAGACATAATTCTAGAATTCCGAAATGACGGATGCTTAGCATTATGTCTATCTATTGCAATTTGTTTAATTTCCTCAAACTCTTCATCTGTTAGAGTTACCAACATAAATTTTCCATTCGTCTGGTATGTTCTTGTCGATAACAGCAGAGTGAATTTCGCGAGGTTCGCTGATAAGCCTCATTTCGCATTCATAGAGCATCTTATTGCCCTTTTTTGCATTACATGATTTGCAGCACGCGACCATATTAGACCAAGTGTTTGCGTCATTTTTGCATCTAAAGGTAGAAACTGGCTTTACATGGTCAATTGATGCCGTATGCTCATTTAGTTTTACAGAGCAATATTGACAAATCATGCCGTCTCGTTTGAGAATAGCTCGTTTAGTTGGGGAGGCTTTCTTAGAACGAGCCACATACCTTGGGTAAAGTATTACGGCAGGCACTGGGAGTTCTCGCACCGAGGTTCTAAGTGTTTCTTTGTACCATTCCAGCACTCGCATTCCCTTAGCGTATGCTAAAACAATTCCCCTCCTGCCGGAAACCACGCAAAGAGGGGTAAAAGAAGAGTTAAGAATAAGGGTTTTCATATGCTACCTTTTCAGTCGTTTAACGGACAGATGTCGCTGCACAGCTTCTGAAAGTTGTTCGAGTTCTTGTTGAGAAAACTCAACATTTTGTGCTGGCCTAAAATTACCATATGGAGTAATTGTTCCGACTTGAGATTGTCTAGCGTCCAAAACGATTGTTGATTTATTCACTGTTTGAATTTGAAACATTTTTGTTCTCCTTTGGCCTATAATAAAATTTACCATCTTCCCCCAAAAGGGGCTCAAGATAACCCGCTCTTACCATAGATTCAATAGCACTGTCTGTGTCTTCTGGGCCACTGACATGGTCTACAATAAGAGTATCCAAAGGACATTTTATCAATTCAAACTCAACTCTTCCAAAATTAAGATCAAGACATTCAGCATTCTCATAAACGGCTTCAGCCTCTGGGCTAATTTGATTGGGATCTTTCCTTAGGTACGCTCCAAGAATTCGCACTTCTTTGATGAGAGATCCTTTTTCCATTACCTTACAAAGAACAATATCAATGATCGACATATTTTCTCCAAGCGTTATATTGCCAAAATACGTAGTCAAAATGTTTATCTCCATACCATCCACAGGCATATGGAGCGTGTGATTCTACAACGGAGAGAGTTTTGCCAACTCTACCCATATCAATACTCCCATTATACCAAGTAGGTATCTTGAAGTCAAGATCTGGTGCTGGCTCTTCTTCATCTTCTCCCATATACCAGCCAGTAGAAATAACTTCTCCTTCGAGAATGTAGTATCTCCACTCATTCTCAAATTTGACAATTTCTGATTTTATATACTCGCCAACTGGTATAACTTCTCCTACCTCGTAAACACGAGATACAAAATCAGTTTTCCATCCAGATTTATCTTTTAAGAAAAATCTTTCGCGAAGTGTATATGGGCTGAAATGAACTGAGAAATTCGAAATATCGCGGTTTAAATGGGAGGATAAAAAGCTAGGAAAAAAATCAACGTTTATTTGTCTTTCTTTCAGTAGTTTTTCGCAATATGATACAGATCCAATTGGCACAGATCCATCAATTGGCTCTTTAGACACTTTCCAAGTTGTTCCATTTCTAGACGAGGAACAAACCGCGATAAATTCTCTTGATGGAAAGTCTAAATCGTGAGGCTCTATTGAGAAAAACATTAGAATGGAATCCGTGGAGATATATTTTGGGCGATATCTGCAGGTGAATAACTTGGGCCTTTCACCCATTTTCCATCATCGCGACGATAACCGTCGATAAATTTAGACATATTTGATCTATAAACCTCTTGAAGAGGACCTTCTAAATCGACATTACAGGCCACTGAAACTCCAGCTACTCCAACCCAAAACAGATCACAGGCCCCATCTATTGTTTCGACCATACTGAATGGTCTACTGATCTTGAAATCGCCGTCAGCTATATCAACACCGAGCCCCTTATTGATCAATTCCATCGCTTCTTCATATACCAATTTAGCCCGAAGAACTCTTTCTTCCTCGGTGAGTGTATGCACAGGACTATCGCCCTGTGGAGGATTTTGACCTGCTTTCCGCATAAATTTCTCTACGCCATCAACATAATCAACAAAAAGATCCATTATTCAATCTCCAAAACATAATCCAAGAATTGTTCAATTTTTTTATCGTCGTAGTAAGGATCGACATCTTCTGGGATGTCTTTATGGTAGTGATAGCTAAACACCATCGACAGAGTTTGTCCCCAGCGAAGCTGAGGAGTTTTTTGCTTGTATGCATTGCCGCAGAATTTTAGAAATTTCTCAATTTGCATTTTTGCCATTCTTCAATAGATATCGCAGAACATCTTCTCGTGGAACTTCCTCAAGAATATCTAAAGTCCGAGTTGTAATAACAAAGTCTCTTCCATCAAGACCAATTAGAATATAACTATTTCCAGAAGAAGTTGCAAAAACTTCTTGACCATCATAATTTACCAGATAATAACGATTATGCATATTTTACTCCTCGGTAATAAATTGACCAGTTTGATGAATAATCCAATCCTCGTAATCTTTCACGGCACATTTTGGCATATGTCAATGAATTGAATTTAGCTGGAAAACCACACTGAAATTCTCCATCATATGGTTTATCTTCATTGTTCTTTCTTACTTCGAAAAACTCATGCTTGTTTCCTACCCATTCAAGTATTGAAGTCTGCTTCAGCATAAGAGACGCAAAATAGAACTCGTCCTTATCCATGATTACAGTTCCTTCTATTACACCACTTTTAACAATATCTCCCATAAAAATTCTTTTACCAAAGACATCATGAACTCTAGTATCGAGTTCGATCATACTCTCGTCAAAGGGAGGATTTGCTGTCTCATTTGGGTGTTCTGAAAAATAAACAAATCCGTATGGAGGCTCCCAAATTCTGTATGTCATATATTACAATCTAGCCGCAAAAAATGCGGCGGTTGAAATAAGCATCAATTGTTCGAAAAGGAAAGTTATGAGAGCTAGATAATTCTGTCTACGTAGGCTGAAGTGTTTATAGCATGAAGAAGTCACGAAGTCAAGTCCTAAGTGGAAAATACCGCCGAAAACTGAGTAGATCATCATACCTATTGTTATTGGAACAAATAGTTCTCCGGGAGAATCATCCAGTAAAAGCCGGAGCGGAATATAGATTAATGGAAATAATACAGAATAAGAAAGAGCGTGAAGAAATAACCCAAAAAAGCTATCTTTCCGACCTCTCCTTAGGGGAATGTCCGCAATGATCGCGGAAATAATTCCAAGTGGTATCATTTCAACTCCTCCTCGATTTCTCGTAGTGCCAATTCTGCCAAAAGCTCTGGCGTCATTACGCTGTTCAGCTTAGCTTCAAGCGATGCGAGTTTGCTTTTCTTGCATTCAATGTCAATTTTTTTGAGCCGCAAAATGATATCAGATTGCCAGTCGCTAAACGAACACCCCTGCCATAGAAACGGGTACTCTTCTAAATTATAGCCTAAGGCCTTAGCAGATGCAATATATGCCCTTTCTTTTTCAGCAAGAAGAGAATGCACATAGATCAGATCATTTACTCCCAAAACATGCAAGTTATATTCAGTTTTCCCATCGACGAAAACGCACTTAGTTCGCCATCGTGGATTTGAGAGTTCACTGATTTCCTTCTTTTGCTGTCTGATTTGTTGTAATAGTGCAAGAGTTCGTGCATCAATCTTTTTCATATTAATCTTTCAACCTTTGAAAACGTAAATTTGACCATCTGAAAGTTCTGCTACAATTTCCTGATCTGGTTTTGTAACCAAGTCTTTATATTTATTATCCGTGTATTTGTACTCATATACGTTGCGATAGTTAGGAAATGAGTACCACGAAGTATAAGTCGTTTGAATGGGGATTATTTCTAATAAACCATTGTTAATACGCAATTCGGAGTCAAAGTAATTTCCCCATCGTGAGATACAAAGCGAGTCTCCAAGCTCGGCGGTAGCGATTCCTTTTACCACTGCTCTTGGATCGCTAGCTCTCGAAAAAAGCTTTACAACCTTAAGATCATGAACGGATTCAAAATCACGACGTATTTCGTTGAAGTATTCATCTGCTGTGAAAGCTTCAGATATTTTCTTTTTGTCAACAATCGAGTATTTCCCATCTATGAAAAATACAATCTGTTTTTCTTTTTTTGTTGCCTCTCCTAAGAAATATTTCTCATTCGGGTTCAGAAGGTTCCAAGCAACGATGTTTATGCGATATCTACCAACATAAGTTCCAGAACTACCATCCTTAAGATAATAACGCATTCCGGGAACTAATTCTCGTAGATTTATTTTTTTGCCAGACAGTCCAGAAATTCTTTCAATTTCGGAATAGCTGTCACTATTCACTGGTAATAGCACGAGTTCTGTACCAGACCATGAATATACGAATTTTCCTTCAAGGCCTTTTCCGGGACTGCATCCTCCACAGGAAAGAATAAAGAGTAGATTATCGACTGAGATTTCGAATTCAAATCCTCGGGGATCGTAGACTCTAACGTAGGCGTTTCGAAAATTCCAATCGCTCTTATATCCTCCAACTTTTTTGTTGAGAACAAAGCCTTCCATTGGGGAGTTGTCAAATTCTTTTGGTTCGATATTTTTGTTTCGCCAACTTTCCCAAGATTGTTCTTTCCTCAGCGTCCCATTATTGTCGTAATAAATGACGTAAGCAAGTTGTTTTGTGTATGTGTCTGTTCGATTCTGAAACCCAACCTTAATTCTTCGCGGAATAAACATTGCCATTATTTTATTCTCCGATCAAAAAATGCGACAACCATCGCCAGCAGAAAAATAAGTCCCAGTGTCAATACAACACCGAGGGTTATTGCTACCGGCAAAAGCATAATAAACGTGAGTACCGTAAATAGCACTTAGTTTCTCCTCAAGTTGAAATATGGTAGCTTGTGCTAGTGAAAGCTCAAGCTCCAATTTGTTATAAAATTCGTTTCTTCTGTCATTTATCAAAGCCCTTTACTCTTTTAATATAGCTCCGTTAGCGGCATTACTCAACCTCATCAATCACTTTGGGATTGCGTCCTCTCTCATACGATCTTTCAAACGCAACTTCTGTCCATTGATTGTTTTTCAATCTGTACAAAATAACATCGTCAGGCACAGAAAGTCTACCTTCATCTTCGCGGATAGAGGCCTCTCTGATCGCAGAGAGGGCATGAGTTTTATTGTAATGAATTTTGAATTTTGGAGATCTGCTATTGATTTTTGTGGCCCACGGCAACGGTAGATTATTCATTTTTTAACATACTCTCTTAAAATATAACCCCAAATTTGATCGAAAACATTGCCACTCATTTGATCAGACATTAAGCTTGCGTCACGAAACCGAGTTTGTTTATTGATTTGATTTTGGATCTGGTGATAAGTACAAATCTGACCTGTGGACTGAGCTTGATCACATATCTGATTCCGGACCTGACTCCAGACCTGATTCCAGACCTGATTCTGGACCTGATCACTGACCTGATACCAGACCTGATTCTCGACCTGATTCTTGACCTGACTCCGGACCTTATCTTGGGCCTCAAGCCGGACCTGATTAAATGTTTTCATTTATTTGATGCCCGACTTGATAAAATACCTCAATCCAGACCCGATTCCGGACCTGATTCGAGACCTGATTCCGGACCTGATTCCGGACCTGATTCTCGACCTGATTCCGGACCTGATTCCGGACCTGATTCTCGACCTGCTTAATCGTTTTCATTTATTTGCTCCCAAACCCGACCCCCAGACCTGATTCCAGACCTGATTCGAGATCTGACCCCGGACCTGATACCAAACCTGATTCCGGACCTGATTCTCGACCTGACTCCAGACCTGATTCCGGACCTGATTCTCGACCTGACTCCAGACCTGATTCCGGACCTGATTCCGGACCTGCTTAATCGTTTTCATTTGTTTGTTTCTGAATCTGATTCCAGGCCCGATTCCAAGCCTGACCCCAGATCTTCTTAAAAACCCGCACCCCGACCAAATTCCGTACCTGATTCGAGACCTGATTACAGACCTGATTCTGTACCTGATACCAGACCTGATCACTGACCTGATTCCAGACCTGATTCTCGACCTGATCCCAGACCTGATCCCAGACCTGATCACTGACCTGATTCTCGACCTGATCCCAGACCTGATTAAATACTTTCATTTACCTGATCCCATACCTGATCCCATACCTGATCCCAGAACTGATGTCTGAACTGATTCTGTACCTGATTCCAGATTTGATTCGGGACCTGATCACTGATCTGAGACCAGACCTGATACGAGACCTGATTAATCATTTTCATTTATTTGCTCCCAAGCCCGACCCCCAGACCTGATCACTGACCTGATTCCAGACCTGATTCTCGACCTCACTCCAGACTTGATACCTGACCTGATTCCAAGCCTGATCATCAGCCCGATTACCGACCTGAAACCATATCTTATCCAAGACATGCTCCTCTACCTGATTAAATGCTTTCATTTATTTGTGATTCCAAGTTTGATTCTAATTCTGATACTAGATGAAATAATAGCTGATTCCATATATGATCCCCAGCCTGATTCCAAGTCTGAATGAATAACTTAGTCTGGATATAAGTTTGGGCTTGATAAAATGTTTTCATTTTGGTAATCACTTAGATTTAGCTGTTCAAAAATGTTTCCTACCACCTCGTAGTGTTCTTGATGCATATTTAACAGTGGTGCTACTTGACCATTTTTAGCATACTGGGATAAGAATGATGACATTTTTGCGTCAACACCCCAACTAGAATGGGCATCTGCCCAGAATACTTCTGTTGGATTTTCTTGAGGTTTAAAAAATTTGGTTACCAAAAGATCTCCTTCATAAATTTCAACACCGTTTTTATCTTTGAGTCCAGTATATTGTTGCCATACACAATCTTCGCTTGTTAACGTTGGTAGCTCCATAGACTCTATTGCGTCGTCTTGTATTTCTTTAGGAGTCATGCCATCAATAATAAACATATTGCGGTTTTTATTCCACACTCTAAATTTAATCTCTCTCATTTTAATAAATCTCACCCAGCTATTAGAACCATCATAACTTTATTGGATAAATTTTAACTTCTTCTCTTCTTGAGCCTGTTGAATTTTGATAAACCATGTAAAATTCATGTCGGTAGTCAGCGTCCTCACGGTATGAGTCACTATATTCTAGTGGCTCATCAAAATCAAAAATAAAATCTTCCATATGTTCAGGAATTACATATTCTTTAACTATTTCTGTTTTAAAGGCAGAATGCATTCTAATAATAAACTTACGGTTTATTTGTAAGCGACTGGCAGATGGTGTGGGTATTTTGAATTTATATTTCATATTTTTAAAACCACTTTGCCTTCCTGTGATGTAATATCTTTATTTTAAATAACGATTAATATTATCTAATACATAATATGCAGAACCAGTCTCCATGAGTTCATTAACTACATCCTGTAGAATCCATCTCAAATTATGTTTATAATCATTAAAATCATCTCTAAGTTTGTTTATCTCTTCTCTGAGATCGTTTATTTCTTCTTTACTGCTTTCTAGCATAAAACCTCGATATATAAATCTCTATCGAAGTGATAAATACATGCATACCGAGCGAGCCATTCTTCAAAATCACAACCTATAGGTTTGTTTTGACTATTCAAAAACTTTATCATATGAGAGTTATCCCATACAGCACCCTCTTTGTTTACAAGATTTTTAAATTTTTCTATATCAGCTTCGCTGTATACTACAAACATTCTTGGCTTAAATTGTTTCATTCTTGACTCCTTCAAAGATATTTCCAATGACAGTTTTTTCTGCCTCATCCATACGGATAATGTCTCCACCAGAGGGGAGACAGGCATAAAACATACAACTATCTTCCTCCCAGTTTACAACTAGCAATTCTTGAGAATTCCAATGGTCTGAAAGAATCAAGTCGCCCTCGTAAATTTCAACACCGTTTTTATCTTTGAGTCCTGTGTATTGTTGTGGCTCACTTAAACCACCATAAATACCTTGCGGATAGCTTTCGTAAATAGTCCAGTGGTGCCAAGTTTTATCAACATTACAATATGCTCTAAACTTAATTTCTCTCATCTTTATTCCTTGCTAAATCTTCGCGGAACTGATTTAGCCACTTTAAGTTTGCCTCAATATCGATATTCTCTGGCTGAGGTTCATTCTCAAAAATATTTCCAGTAATCTGCATTGATTTTGGATCTACGGCACAATCTGCCCCCATACACATAAACCGAAAACGACCATCTAGAAATTCAACAGTAAATTTTTCGTTTAGAATGTCTCCCTCATATATTTTAACGCCATTTTTATCTTCGCGACCAATATATTGCTGGATACAAATACTGTCCTTTTCAGCAAAGGAAAAGATCTCGTTTAGATTAAAATGAGCCGGAAATGGTGGTAGCCAGCTATCAATGTCGCACCATCTGTTATTTCGGGTGTCCCAGCATCGAAACTTTAGTTCTCTCATTTTGTCGATTCCTGTTTAAATCCAAATCCACCTTAACAGGCGGCCACGGCACTCATTCCTCACATGGCAGACGAATTGACAAACATTGTGCTGCATAGCTTTCTAATGCGTCATTTGCTTTTTTGCTAACAACTAGCCCAAGCTTACGAGCCGCGATTATTAGTTTTTGCTTTTCTTTACCGTCAGCTATTAATTTTTCTCGATTATTCTTTTGTTCCTCTTCTAATCTTTCTTCATATTCTTCATCGGTTTCTAATCTCCAAGAATATTCTGTAACTGTTACGTTGTTTTGGCCAGCATCAAAGTTGAATTCGATGGAGCCAATGCCGTCACGATCCATATTATCTGCTACTGTTCTTAGATCTTCTGATGTGATATTGTCGAGATTTAAATAACCAGTTCGGGTTTGAATTAATTTTTTTTCTTTTTTATTGGAGTTGTTCATTTTTACCTCTGAATAATTTATCAAATCTTCTGCGATGACATTTATGGCACGCATCTTTTCTTGTGTTCATGTCTGCGTTTTTGTCGAATAAAATCCACCGACCAGCAACATTTGTCCAGTACACGTGAGAACTTCCACAGGTGTTACACCTAGTTGATCGCCGTGTACCTACACCGTATTCGTTGTCTTCTCCCGGTATGTACCTATCCTCCTCGTAAGAGGGGCAATAATCATCACCATTTAAGCCACCCATGAATTCAAACATCAATAAGCCCCCAATAAACAAGTCTTATTATATGAGTTGATGCCCAGCACTAATCCACCTTTCTTCCAAGATAATCCACACTTTAATGCATCCTCAAAATACTCAATATATTTGCCCCGGTTGTCGTTGAAATCAATTGAAAGACCATCGACAAATTCAATAGCTCTTCCCAGTATTTCGTATTCATAAAGCCTATCAGGGAGATAGTCGTTTAGGTTAGTGCATCTCTGTTGAAAAATTTCGAGTATGTCAAGTTTCGCACTCTGACTATTTGAAAAAATGAATTTATTCATGCCCGGCATTTCAAAAACCATAAGGTTTAGTAGCCTTAGAGTGATACGTTGATCGGGAGCTTGACAGTCATAGACTAATAAACCTTTATCTGCGCCGGTTTTTATTAGGTCATACACGTTCATTTCATGCGCGTTCATTGATTTACTCCCAGTCAAAAACACAATCGCTGTCTAAACTCACGTTGAGTTTGTAATAATCTACAGCCCCTTGCATTATTTCCCTAAACTCTCTTTTTTCTTCTTTACTGCTGTCGTAGTATAAGCTAGGACTATGCCACAATTCTATTCGTGAATTTGATTTTGTCAAGGCTATAATTTTAAAAAATATAGTTCCACAGCATTCTGGCTCACAAGAAAATGAAGTAAGATAAATTTCTTCTAAATCTTCTGGGATTGGTTTATAGTGTTTCATTGCTCTGATCTTTTTTAATTCTGAGAGAACCATCTTCTAGTAGTTCAACTACAACTTCTGTTCCAGTGCTGCTAAACAATCTGTGGTGTAAATTTTTTAAATCTGCACCACTTTTAGTTGGCGGTACTGGTTTATCAAGAGGAAAATATTTCTGTCCAGTATGATACTCGTTGAACTCATTGACCGCCATATTAGATACAAAGTCTATATCGGGATCATAACACGTTGGTGAGTAACGAATGGATAAACTTACTGGATGTCTGAATGTACTAATAACCTTCATTAGTGAATCTCTTTAAAAAGACCATTTGGGACATTGATAAAAAAACAATTCATGCCATCATGAAATGTATCACTCCATACATGGATGCGAGAGCATTGTGTTTTTTTATCTCTTTCTACCGATAGAACACCGAACGGAGTCGGCCTAATCATTGCGGCTCTTGTATTATAAATTCCGGCTAATCCGCCGCCCTCTTGTTTCAAAACCCAAGTAGGTTCATGAAATTGAATCTTGAAATTATATTTATTAACGCTACTTTCTACATTCGTTAACATAGCAACTCCATATCTAAATCTTCATAAAAATGGTATATGCAAGCCCATTGATGAAATGCGGCCTGTTGATTCCAAACGTTTAGAAACATTATTCTATGTGATCCATCCCATATTGCACCTGCTTTCTCCACGACTTGTCGAAAATTCTCTATATCCTCTTCTTGGTATACCACAAACATTCTTGGCTTAAATATTTTCATTTATTTACCTCGGAAAATATGCGACACCCATGGATGGTCATGCCACATTGGGTCAAGTTTATCTGGATTTTTTTCATAGTAGTCTAACAGAGCAATATTTAACATACCTTTTATTCTGGCATATTCAATAGGACAAATTTCAATATGACAAACCTGACAGACATAGTTTCCAATTAAACTATTCATTCCAATGAATACTACATCGTCATGTTTACATGTCATTTGTCAACTCCTTCATCAGCCTCAACAATCTGGTCAAGCATTTTTTTAGCTATTTTCAGGGCTGCCGCCTCATGACCTTCTTCGTTGACTTTATGAATACATTCTTCAATTTGTCTAAGGACTTCTTTTCTAAAGTCCGGTTGTCGTCTCAACCTTTCAATTACTGTTAAATTAAAAGATGAGATCATTTGATCTAATGGATTAACACTCATTTGTCAACTCCTTCATCAGCGGCCCGAAAACAGATGTCGCTGACAACAAGCCCAATGTCAGACCTCGCCAACGAGATAGCGATAGATCTAACTCCACATATGATTCTGGATCTGATCCCGTAGTATCCCTGACCTGATCTTTGATCTGATCAAAAAGATGATCCTGAACGTAAATTAAGACTTGCCTCCGGACCTGAGATAATGGCTGATCACAAACTTGAATCCAATCCTGATTCTGAGCCTGAGTTCGGACCTGATGCCGGATGTGACTAAATGCTTTCATTTATTACACCCTTAGCGAGACCCTTAATATGATCCCAACTCCCCTTATAGACCTGATCCAAAATTTTACTCTCTGTCATAAGTTTGAAATAGATTAATATAAGGGGATGTTTCTGAATTTGAAACTGGTTAAGGACTCCTTTATATTCTTGATCAACAGCCTCATCCCAAATATGCTTAAATATTTTCATACATCTGCTCCGCGACTATTCATTGATTCGATCTAAGATCTGAATTAAGATCTGATCCTGTATCCTGCTCCATACCCAAGCCTGATCCCTAAGCTTAAAACACAACCCCAAATTTACATTTGTCGAATACAATAATTGGTGATCAATATGGCTCCAGATTTTATTGAGCGATTCCATTTATTTCTTTCACAACCTGATCCAAGACCTCGTCCAAGACCTCATCGACCTGATTCCCCATATAGCCCCAAACTTCTCCGAAAACCGGCTTCCAAACTTTATGGCGGATTTTGTTAGAAATATGAATGTGGATATGCTTCACGAGCAACTGTAGATGACTAAGCTCTTCCATTTATTTAATCCTTGACCTGACCCAAGACCTCATCACGAACCTGGTTCCAAGCTTGATCCCGGACCTTCTTAAAAAACTGCACCTCGACCAAATTCCAGACCTGATTATGAATCTGTCTCCAAACCTGATTCCAGACCTGTTTCTGAACCTGATTCCAGACCTTATTTTGGACCTCTTTAATCGTTTTCATTTATTTTATTCCTGATGCGATCCCAGACCTGAGTACTGACCTGATTCCAGACCTGACCCCGGACCTGATTTTCGAGATGATTCCAGACCTGATTCCAGCCACGCTTCTCGACATGATTCTGGTTGACCTGATACCATAGCTCATACCGGACATCATTCTCGACCTGAC